TTGGGGTAGGCAAAGACATACATCCCCTTCAAAAACCGCAGGTCGAGGCGATCTATGGCTTTCTCGTCATAGATTGTGATCTCAGGTGAGTGCTCCTCCTCAACCCAGTTGGGTAGGTAGGGTTCGTCGTAGATAAACGCTAGGGATGGATGGATGCCGCGCTTACGCATGTCGATCAGATGTTGGTGTCCCTTCATATCGCCCCCACAAAGATATTTTTCTTCTCTGGAACAGAAACCTCGTCTTCCCATCGTCTGTTGTTCAGCCAGGTGGAAGGATTAGGAATAAATTTTCCGTTTTCTCTAGTCCATTGGTCTGATCTACACTGAGCCTCCAGTCCAACAAGCATGGTATTAAAAAGTTGTTGATCAGGATTGATCTTCTTAAAAGATGCTTGCGCTTTAACTTTATCTGTTTTTTTAGGATAAGTAATCCAGAACATATCAAAAAAGGTATTACTCTGGTTACTGGTTACTGGTTCTTGGTTATTGGTTAGTGGTTTATGGTTAGGTGGAGCTTCGTGTACGGTTCGTATACGCTTCGTTCCTTTTTCTCTACGCTTCGCTTCTCTCTCCATAGCGATCCGTTTATTTATTACGGAGTTGTTATGGTAATTTTCAAGCTCTTCACGTATTCTGTTCTGGACGTACTTATCGCCCTCAAGTAAGAAAAACTTCTTAAGAACAAACTCAACAGCCTCAATTTCCTGTTGATTTGATGCCCACGTCCATTCAATCGCTTGATCTAGCGTGGGGAACTGTTCACGGTCATAACACGCATCAAGAAGAAGCGTGTACGCTCCGTGCTGTAGCATGGTCAAACGACCCGCTTTTTTGGCATAGTCGCCAATATTTTTTTTGTAGTAGTGCATTTGCCCCAACCTTGTAAAACCCCACCTTGAAGGAAACCTCGGCAGGAGAGGTGGGTTCTCTTTTCGGTCTGCTCATGACTTCAGACCTAGCCGTGTTTCGCAAATCATATCACGAAAATATATCAGATCTCAGTTCTTTTCTTGTGACTAACCCTTGGGTCGCCTCTTCTATCTTGATAGACAGCGTAGGAGAGGGTTTACGATGCCCGTGGATGAGCAAAGACAGCCAGGTGGCAGTTACCCCTAGGTACTCAGCCATCTCCACTATAGCGCCCTTTGGCTCGTCTTTAAAGTATTCATTCAATCCCATTTACCTGCCTCTTTATCATTCTTATTGTTTCTTCAAAAGTGAACTGTACCACTTCGTCCAACATCCTATCAAAATCCCAGTCACTGATTACCGTACAGTAGGCTGACAATGGCGTGGCTTCGTAATTCCTTTGGTCAAACTTGTTGTACAACTCGCCGTTACCCGCAATCAAATCTATCCTTGACCCGTATTTTTCAATCAAGTCCATCTGTTGAATGCGATCTTTTATTTTTTTATACTTCATTCTTGCCCTCATGGATAGCTTTTATATTCAAACACAACTTCAACTGGTTCGTAGGTTGCCTCAAAGATGTCAGGCTTGCACGGGTAGTGCTCACCCTGTACACCAGTGATAATCCAATCTCCAGGGGTAACAATGTGCTCACCTTCCAAAGTTTTAATTGAAGCAAAATGTTTTTTTCCTTCAACTTCGTTGTATGTCCATCCAGGCATAACAGCAGGATGATCTCCATGCTTAAACCACTGCGTAGCCTCAATCTCAATAGGTTTTTTTCTAAACTTCATGCTTGTCCCCCTTATCCCTCGTAGCTCCAAACATGCACATAAAGCAACACCAAGGAGATATGTAATACATGCACAGACCTATCGTGATTACCAAGATAGCGTTGTAGATATACATACAAATGGTTTCAACAGAGTAATCAGTAAAGATTATTTCTTCTTTAGTCATCTTTGACCTCTTGCACGAATGGAGTCAGAACAATCTTTGCAACCATTCCTCCATGTTTTGTTCATGTTGGCTTCAGTATTGCTCATGTCTTCACAAATCCTTGCACATGCTTCACGCTCAGCCGAAATAAGAGCCTCCGCAATAGTAATCACTAAGCCTTCGCTGAAATAATCATTCAATATAGATAATGCTTCTACTCTAGTCATTTTTTCATCCTTGATCGAATAGCTTCTGCCAAAGTACTGCCTGCATATTCAACGCTGTTCTCACATATCTTGGCACACTCCTCCCTCTCAATCGCTATAGCCTTCCTGGTCGTCTCAATAGCTATAGCCATGATCTCAGCCTTGGCAACCGTCAAAGCATCATCAAATTCAGTCTGGGTGAATAGCTTCATAGCCCCCGAGCTACCGAGCAGTTGACGGGCAAGTGGGCTGAGTTCTGGTTCTTTGTGTTGCATTGTGTTCTCCTGTGTCTTATTGTGATTATACATTAACTTTGTGTTAAATATACAACACATTAACTTGAGGTTAAAAACTATGATACTATTCGTTTACCGCATAGCGGGTTTTAAAAAAGGAATCAAATGAAAGTTTACACAACAACAAAATCAGGCATTCAGATCGGATGCTACTACGAACCTCCTCTACGTAACAACATGACGGAGGACGACGAACTGATCCAACGAGCACTGCTTGGCATCAGACAACCCGCAGACTTTTGGACACTACTTGACTGGTTCACATACTCAGTATTTATTTCTGTGATTATGTCAGTCGTATTGTCGTACTTTGCCGTCACTAGTGAATAAATGCAACTCCCACTATTTAAGGAATCAAACATGAAAGAAATTGAATTAAAAACATTGAATAGCGCTATCCGTTTACTTAACGCAATTAAATGCAGTTACGCAATTATTGACACTGACGGCAATAAACACGGAACACTTGAGATTGCAGATAAAAAGACAGAGCGAAAATATCCTCATGGCTCCATAACAAAACACGTTAGAGAATATATAAAACCATTAGAAGTTGGAGAATTTTTAGAAATACCAATTGGTTCTTTTGATTTTGACACCATTCAATCTGTTGGATGTTCGTTATTCCATAAGTACTGGGGTAGAGGAAATTACACCACCTGCGGCGTTAATCAAAATACAGCCCTTCAAGTGTTGAGATTATCTTAAGGAGAATAGAAATGAATGACAGAATGATGGAAGAGTGGGAAGACTTTAAACGTAACAAACAGGAAATGGATGAATATGAACTACACGTAATGATCGAAGAGTACAAAAAATTGACACCTAAACAGAAAATTATTTACAACAAATTAATGGAAGAAACAAATGAGCCTATTCGCAAGCAGTAACAGCCAATCATCAACATTTAAAAACGTACCGTCAGGACTCCATCTTGCCCGTTGCTACCGTATCGTAGACCTGGGCACACAAAAGTCGGAGTTTGAGGGGAAAACCAACTTCTCACGCAAGGTCATGATCTGTTGGGAGATTCACGGCGATGAGAGCGTCACAACCGACAAGGGTGAGCCAATGGCGATATTCAAGACCTATACCCTATCCCTGAACGATAAAGCCGCTCTGAGGGCTGATTTACAGTCTTGGAGGGGTAGAGCTTTCACCCAGGAGGAACTCAACCGCTTTGACCTGAAAAACGTCCTCGGTCACTGGTGCATGGTCAACGTCATCCAAAATCCTGTGGGTGACAAAGTCTACTCAAACGTAGCCTCCCTAGCCCCCGTACCCCAAGTCGTCAAAGGCTCAGGTCTTCCAGAAGGTCACAACAAGTTGGACATCTTCAACATTGCCGAGCCAGATATGAAGCTCTTTGAGACGTTTGGTAAGAACATCAAGTTTAAGATTGAGAGCAGTCCTGAGTGGAAGGCAAGAATGTCCACTGGGTTTGAAGATATGAATAACGATTTAAAGGACGATGATGAATCTGAAATCCCCTTCTGATAAAGACGAATTCCAAGAGTGGTTTGATGATGAGCACCTACCCCCTGAGCTAGAGGATTTTTGTTGGAATATCTGGCAAATAGCCTTTAGAGCAGGCGGTAAGCAACCTTGGTACTCATTCAACCGTCAGCAGTGGGAAGTAATCAATAAAAAATTTAAGGAAGACAATGACAACAGTAATCGCAAGGGCAAGTGAGTCCCAACATTGGTACACCCAGGACGGTAAACCTCAGTACACCGTGACCGCTAAAAACGGCACACAGCGCAATACCACGCTCAGGGACGCACGAACGATGAACCTGGTACCTTCGGTTACCACCATCCTAAACAGCGCCGCTAAGCCTGGTTTGGAGGCTTGGAAGCTCAATCAAATGATGCTTGCCTGCATGACCTTACCCCGCGCTCCAGAAGAGTCCGAGGAATCCTACATCGAGAGGGTTAAGCATGACTCCAAGGAACACGCCAGGCAGGCGGCTGAACGCGGTACAACCATCCACGGGGCGCTAGAGAGCTTCTACGAGGGCATTATGCTTGCGGAGTTCCTAGACTACCAGATGGGCGTATCTAAAGCCGTAGACGCCTTATTTGGGGCTAAGAACTGGCTAACCGAGCGCTCCTTTGCTCACATGGGCTTTGGGGGTAAGTGCGACCTCTACACCCAAGACGGGGACGGGGTGGTGCTTGACTTCAAGACCAAGGAGTTCAGGAACGGGGATAAGGTGGAAGGGTACGATGAGCACCTCATGCAACTCGCCGCCTACCGAGTTGGGTTAGAAGTACCCAAAGCACGTTGTGCGAACGTATTTGTGTCAGTCACTGATCCTGGCTTGGTCAAGATTGTGGAGTGGACGCAAGAGGATCTTGAGCGGGGTTGGCAGATGTTTGATGCCCTCAAGACGTATTGGCAAGTAAAAAACAACCATAAGGTGATGTAAATGAAAAGATTAACCTGGATACCAGTATTAATTGCAGGCTGTGCTCAGCCACCCCAATCCCAACCAATGAACGTACCAACCCAGATGGCTAACTTGCCTGCTGTACAGATCGTTTATGACCAAAGGGTTCAGCAGATGGGTAGGAATGAAGTAATTCAAGCCACCCACGAGTGCGAGTCCACGGGTCTAAGAGCCGTCCCAATCATTGCAAAACGAGCGCTTGGCGGCTCAGGACAGATGAGTGAGATGATTGTTGATGTCGTGTGTATGCCAAAGTTTAAATATTGATTGGAATCTAAATGAGACATAAATACGCAGATTTAATAATCGCTTGGGCTAATGGGGCTAAGATTCAAGGTAGATATGGTGAAGATTATGAATGGGACGATATTGAAGACCCTTCTTGGAATATAAAGTTGGAATACAGAATAAAACCAGAACCTGAACCAGATATTTTCAAATTCGCAGATGTACGTCTTCAGTACAAAGATGCAAGCATATGTAGATGGGATTCATGCGAATCTTCATATGCAAATCTTAAATTGGTATTTGATGGAGAAACAGGCAAGCTTAAATCAGCGGAGGTACTGAAATGAATGGATACGCAATTGTTGGTATTGCCTGCTTCTTAGCTTGGCTTACCCATGTGTTTTATTGCTTTGGTCATGTCATGTGGGGATTCCTACTGGCAGGAGCAATTTTCTTCCCGATTGGAATCCTCCACGGGTTTTATCTTTGGTTTAATTAGGAGAACGTATGAAAGTAACATTTGATTTAGATGATGCAATACAAGAGACTAGGGTTTTTAATGCGCCAGAAGGTTATCGCAGGCTGACCATTAACTTGAAAGAAGATCTTCATAAGAAGATTAAACTCCAAGCAGTTCAAGATGACACAACAGTAACTGACATCATCACTGATCTGCTCGAACAATATTTTGGTACAGCAATTACCTTTAAAGATATTGAAGAACAGGCCAACAAATTGTTTGATGCTGAAGTAAGAAAACAAATCAAAACACCTGCTAAACGTGGTAGACCATCCAAACTATCACAAATGAAAGGTAAAAAATGAAATTATTTTTAATTGGCATTATGGCTATGGCTTTGACAGCCTGTGGGTATTCTGCAAGGGATACGGAGGCAGTTGGTCAAGTCAAGCGAGTGATGACTAACACGCCTATTATTTGTTCTGATTTCATAGATGTGGACTTATCTCTTGGCGTTATACGCAACGGGGTTGGCTCAGTATCCAATGAAGACATATGGATTGTTGTCAGCAGACCTGACGCTGAAATACTTAAAAAAGCAAATGAAGAAGGACAGTTGGTTAAGATTACTTATGACCAACAAAGAATTTCTTTTTGTACCGACGGAAGATTTGCAACTAAAGTGGAGATATTAAAATGAGCAACCCGTATTTAACTAAAGAAGAGATCAAGAGCGCATATCTGTCATGCGAATTTGATAGCAAAGACGGTTTGTACGCAGGCGAAGATGTGGAAATCTATGAGTTGGCTGATGCCATCATCAAGAGCGCCGCATTTGAAATAGCCAGAGTAGAGCGTGAGTTCTGCATTGAGTTCGTTGAATCCCTCAACCCAGAGGTAGCCAAAGCTTTGCGCGATAAAAGGGGTAACCTTTGACTTGCGAGGAATTCGTTGATCAACTCTTTGGGGAGGGGTGGCAGGAGAAGGATCTACCCTCTATGCTCACCATCCTCAAGGAGTGGGAACTCAACGCCAAGCGCTACTGCGTCATCCGAGACTACGCCACAGAGCTAAATTTTGGGACCGAGGTCAGGCACCGTCAAAACTTCAAATTCATTGATGACTTGGTAGACGCAAAGATGCATTCTGAGGAATAAAAAAACCCCCTCAGACATTGATCCGAGGGGGAAAACTTACTTGAGTTTGGCAACTGCAAGTACATAAGGAGGAGACGTCCTTATGTTTTTTTAGGGGGCTTGCCCCCTTATTTTTCGCCCGTACCTCTCATCTTATCCAGTGCCATCAAAGCCAAGGGTGAGCCAACAGCTACAGCCTCTGGGATGCCTGTCGCCGCAAGAGGGGTCATGGTTCCCAGTCCACCCAGTGCTCCTGCGCCTGCAAGAGCAGCTCCCAGGTAATCCCCTTGCTGTGCCCTTTGATATGCGTCAGCACCCTCAAAACCCGCTCCAAAGCCCCCTAGAGTGCCTTTTAAAAAGGGGTTGGACATCACAGCACCAAAGAGTGCTTTACTCTTGTCTAAGACGCTTATTTCAGGTGCTGACTTGGCTAAAAGACGCTCAGCCGAAGATTGTTGTACACCAGGTGGATTCATACCCGTTCTCTCAGCAAGACGACCAGAAATCTTTCCTTGTGGTTTAGCCATGTTAAAGCTCTCAGCCGCTTGCTTAACGCTATAGTCGCCAGGTCTGACGTAACCAGTTACCTTTCTCGCCCACTTCTCACCAGGTGAATTAGGCTCAATGCCGTATTTTTCAGCCATCATCTGACCATAAACATCCTTTATGTCACCCACAGCATTAGACATGCGTGGAACAAACTTAGATCCAACGTAGGCGCCTGCAACACCTCCTAGCAGATCCTGACCAGTACTGGTTGGCTGATAGGTTGGGTTGGACTTCATAACGACAGAAGGTGTAGCTGAAGTATTAGTTACGGGCAACACAAAATTGCCATTTTTGTCATGGTAATCAGGTAATATGTCCTTTAACTCAGACTTTACTTCATTAGGACTTTCAGCAATTGGATCTGTACTTTTTGGAGTAGTTGCCATAATTATCTCTGTTGTTGATTAACGAATGGTGACTTGCTTTGGTAATCCCTGTATGTCGCATTGAATCTATCAATGATAGATTTGTATGGCGAGTCTTTATTGTTTGTATTAAAGAATGAAGATGTATTTGCTTTTGGATGATCTTCAAAATATTGCAACATCGCAGAATTCAATTCACCATTGAACTTGTTAACAATTATGTGTTTTCCTGCCATGTATCCAATGAATGAAGCAGGATCATTAATCTGGAATCCAGGTTTAGACATTTCTCTTGCATCAAATGTCGAAATTTGTGGACCATAGATAGACTTACCCGCCTTCATTACATCTTGGTTTTCCTCTGAAATCAATTGCATAATATTTCTTGCAATAGCTTGCTTTTCAGGAGTAAGACCCGCTCTAACCATGTCAGATACTGGAATATTTACTGTACCCCAAGGCGTTTGAACGCCTGATTCCATTAAAGTGCCAAGTTGATTGAATATTCCACCCTTCATCATCAAGCCAACAACATCTGAATTTTCTTTAGTCAGCCTCATGATCTCTCTGGCTCTATTCTCGTTTTGAGTGACACGACCATAGTCATAGCCTGCTATCTCATCATGCCTGGTTTGCCAAGGCTTATTACGAGCTTCACGATTTGTTTTTTCTACGTCAAGGTCAGCCTTAGCGGCTTCTTCTTTCATACGAAGACCAGACTTTAATTGCTCTTCTTGTTTATTGAGTTCGGACTGGTATGCCGCTTTTTCTCTATCTAAAATTGATTGAGCAGTCTTTTGAATGCGGTCATGATAATCTTTTGTTGATTCTTCATCTCTCTTAGGACCAACAACAGATTGTGCTTTTGCATATGCAACTCTTTGAGGCTCAGTAAGTGGTTTACCGCTTGTATCTGCTCGTGGAACATTTAAAACAGAAACTTGACCAGTCTCTAGCTTACTAATATCAGAAGGCATACCTCCCTGACCACTTGGTTTTACAGTAGTTGGCGTAGCATTTTCTTGTTGTATTGTTACAGCCTTATCAAGCGTAAATCCTTGTGGGAATATTCCTTTTTCAATTAATGTAGGCAAAGTTTCTGGATAAGCAACAACTTGATTTATTGCATCAATGTAATTCTTTTGTCCACCCTGCTCAAGTGTTTGACCTTTGATATTCATGTCAAATAACTTGCTGAGAATTTCAGCCTTCTTAGGATCAGCGTTGGCAATAGCAGGGTAATAATTCATTAACCTACTTAATTCAGGCTGACTTAAATCCCCGCTTGCTATCTTTTGATTTGCTGTGGGCAGATCAGTACCCAAAGCCTGAGCCATTAAAGTATTAGCCTGAATCTCATTGAGCGCACCAAGCTTGGCATTATTTAGCTCAAGCTTCATCTTAGCCAAAGGAATATCTTGAGCTTCTTGCTTTTCTTGCCAGTCACCCATAGCGCCTGCGGCACTACCTAAAGATTCACCAAATGAACCAGTTCTTGTAGGAGCTAAAAATCCCTGAGCAATCTTAAACCACGGTACACCGCCTTGACGCTCAGTCAACTTCTTGGACAACTCGTCCATTGACTTTAGATTTTCCAATCTTGCCTTATCAATATCAAGGCTGTAGTTTGACAAAGGAGATGTTGTGTTTGATCCTTGTGATAATGGTGTTTCTGTTGCCATGTTTATTCCTTATTAGTACGCTTAGATCTACGTGATTTCTTCGTAACCAACATAGAACCGCCATCAGCAAAATTGAATAAAGATATTGGCGCATCAGGAGATGTAATATCTTTCATGTGACCACTAGCACCACCTCCGCTATTGTCACTAGGAGTTGATGGAGTTGTATCAGTTGGAACTGTAGGCTCTGATGGTAATGGGTTACCACTTGAATCTGTTAATCCTTGTGGGTAAACAACAGTTTGTAAAGCTCCACCACCTGTAGATCCTGATTCAGTTCCACTAATCAAATTACCATTGGAATCATATTGAGGAGCATTTGGATTAGTCGTTCCAGTAACAAGATTTCCTTTGCTATCAAATACTTGACCAGGAGCAGGTGGTATCCAATTTTTATTTGTTGAATCGTAAACATAATTACTTGGAACACCGCTAGGTCTATTTGGATTACCACCAAATAAGCTTCCAAGTGAAGAGATACCGCATCTTCCAAGTATTCCAGAAGCAAGAGATCCAAGACCTGCAACTTGTGCAAGTGGTGATGTAGCATATGCGCCAGGTATTGGAGCAGTCTTGATACAGCTTGTAGCCATAGGTACTGAGTAGCCTTTGAGCACACAAGATTCTGCTTTTGCCACAGACAGTGGATAAAGCGCTTTGTTCTGAGCAACTGTGTACTGGCATTGACCAAGAGTAGCCAAAGCCTTAGCACAATTGATTCCGAGTGCAGATTGTGTGCTTGCCAAGCAACTTTGGAGCTTACCTGCATTAAGCTGATTGTTGATCTGTTTGTTAGCCGCACAAAGAGACTGGGCGTAACCTGTTTTAAGGGCACAAGCCTGTTGACCAGTAATGCCTAGGTCAGCGTTAGCTATCACCTGTCCGAGCGCTCCTGCACCCCTTTGTGAGCCAAATTGACCGCTTCCTACGATACCCGCTGTAGCTTGAGGGGCAAGGTTTTGAGCAATATTTGCCTGACCCAAGTTACCAATCGCATTGACCACGCACTTGGTGTACGGGTTCATGTAGTTTTGTGCCATTTGCGATATGCACGATCCTGCCGCCTGATTTGCAGTTGCGGTCGCCGCATTGATGCCTGGTTGATAAGAGCCTGCATTTTTTGCCGCTACACAATAAGCTTGGTTTTGAAGGGATTGGGCTTGTATCGGACCTGCCGCACAAGCACTTGCGGCACCCGCTTGAGCTTGCTTAGCCAAAGTATTCAAATAGCACATATAGAACCCAGGAGCGCTTTGGGCTGTCTTCTGAGTTGTTGTGATAGGAGCTAAAGCACCTCCCTGGAGTACCGTTCCAGTAGATCCTGTACTAGCCTGACCTAAGCACTGCGGTGCGGGATTAAGAGTTGAGAGTGCCATTATTTACCTTCCATGTATGACAAAGGACTTTTAGCCTTTGGTGGGATTTTATTTGCAGATGCTGATCTTTTGTGCTCACGAATCTTTTCGCGCATCTCGTCAAGCTTCTTTGCACCTTCTTTGTTAGATCCACCGCCCAGAGCCGTCACCAAAGATGCAGGGAATACAAACTCCCCGTCAGCAATCATCGCATTGATGTGACCGCCCTCTGAGTGGTTCTCATAGTGCTTGTGAGGAAATTGATGCATAAAGTGATGCAAAGCCTCAGCGCCTGCTTTGTTAGAACCGTCTCCAAGCGCCGCAACAATGTCAGCATCCATCACGTAGTCCCCGTCCTTTAAAAGCGCAGGGATGTCGTCTGATTGACCTGTACCGCGCCCCTGAGCGTAGTGTCCAGTAACGCCAGTCATGAATTCAGGCTTGTGGGTTGATCCCCCCTCTTTAAATCCACTGTATCTTTGTTGTGCGGGGAAAATACCGCCGCTTGGTACAGCAGATGCGGCTAATAAGTTTGGTGTTGTTGTGTCACCCAAACCAGATGGCGTATACAAAGAATTAATCTGATTGGCAGATAAACCCGCTGTATTAAGAGGAGACAAAAACATTCCAGATGATGATGGCGTACCCGTAAACAAAGGCGTTATAGTCAAAGGAGCGCTTGGAGTATTGTTATATGTAGGATTGTTATTTAATGCGCTGTTTGATGAAGGAGCGTATCCACTTCCAGATGTGCTTGATGAAGGAAAAGGTTGAAGAATTTTTTGAAATGCAGTACTAATCGCCTGTTGTTTAAGCGCCTGACTAAGATTAAAACCAGACTTTGCGACAGGATCAGTAATAGGATTAGCTATGGAAGAAGTAACGCCAGACTGACTTAAAGTACCAGTGCCTGGTGCAACTCCTGCATCCATAGCATCTATTGATGGAAGCGCAGACAAATCAGTCATAAGACCTTGTGCTCCACCCATCGTAGCGCCAAATAAATTTGATGCAGGTGCAACAGCACCAGAGACTTGAAGTCCTTCTGGAACATAATTTGGGCTAAGTGAGTTGGTCAAAGAACTCATGCTCATCTGACCAACTGGGCTACTTCCAGTTGTTGGACTTAATGAATAATTTGTATTTAATCCAGTTGTATTTGCAGAGGTCGTTAGTCCATCAACTGTACTTGCGGCTGTTCCTGTACCTGCGGCAGTTTGCCCAAGCATGGTGTCTAAACTTGCTGTATCACCTACAGCGCCTGCTGTACCTCCAACAATACTTCCGTCAGCACTGATACCAATGCCTCCACCCAAATCAATACCACCAGTTGCCGCCGCCGTTGCACCTGCATCTACTGCTGTAGCCGCCGCCGCAGGTGCCGCAACATCTGACGCCGCAATCACAGCATCCACTGGGTCATACAGACGAATCTTTCTATCCCCAACGTGCTTAAACCCGTCTGGATGGTAAAGTGGAATATCAAATAAATGAATTTTTCTCATATTCTTGTAAGCATCCATGTGTAATCGGGTCTATCGGATGGAGTTGGGTTTTCACCCAAAAGCTTCATTAACTTAATAAGTCCATCAGGCGTATTCTTTATATAAGCCACGTGCAAATCAGAGTTACGCAACTGCTGAATAAAGAATTTAGCGGAGTGAGCCAAAGAAAGTGGGCTATCAACCGTAAATAAGAAAATCTCACATGCACCTTCACCCAACAACTTAGCCACCAAAACAGACTGCCCCTTATGGAAAGAAAGCATGGTATGACTAGCCAAACCTTTGGCAATTGAATCAAGTGCCACCTGCGGATCAATGTTGTGCCTGATTGCGGAAGCCGCTATTACTTGTGATGGTTTCATATTAATACACGCTCTGTTGGTTCTGTGAAATGTTCATGATGCCAACCAAATGTTTAGCCCACTCTCGCCAATCGTCATATCCTCTTGGATCAGGTATACCACTTTGAACGAAGTACCCAATCCCTTGCATACCCGCCGCCCACTCTTTCCATTTCTCCTCTGGCACTGTCCCCAGTTGGTTGGACGCAAACTGCTGAGCCATTGAAGCACACCAGTAGTCCCAAGTCATTCCGCGAGGATCGTATGTAGTAGACATTATGGGTTACCCGTTGAGCGCTCATCGCCCATATCAACGCTCATAATGCAATTACCCAACTGATAATCGCCACCAAAATCGTTGCTTGTGATCCTGAGCCTCATCTCACGACGTTGCTCTTTCATGTCAATCTTGAGAGTTGATTTGGTAAAGTTATAAGGTGCAGACGCAACATCTACATCATCAGCATAACCCTTACCCAAAACCGTCAGAGACATTTGACCAGACTGAATAAAGTCAGGCTCAAACCGCTCAAGTCTGATCCACTTATTATCGTTGATCAGTTGCTGTTGCCCAAGTCCTCCGCTCACCCAACCAAGGGACGGCGTCTCAAAATATGAGTTAATAGCGTCAACAGTCGTCAAATAAACCTGATCCTTACCCGTCTCGTGTTGCCAAAGCGTATAAAACTGAGACATGGTGGTACTGATTGTTAGACCTGTACCCGTTGATGGGGATCTGGCTTTGGTGCTTAAAGTACCGCTTAAAGCGTTTTGATAAGAGCCACCATTAGCTATCCTAAGACCCGTAACAACGCCGCCAGATACCGTAGACACGGTAAATACAGCAGGATTTCCAACACCTCCTAAAAGAGTCACCACATCGCCAACAGCGTAGCTTGTTCCACCGCTCACAATGTTGACCGCTGTAACCTGGTATCCAGTGGCTGTGTTTTGTGCCCAGATTGGGTATCTAAATACCTCTGAAAATACGCCTGCCGAGCGCTGAGCGCCTAAAGCCTGCCCTGCGTCGTACCAAGTCTGCTCACGCACGTTGTAGATAATTGCATCATTACACTCGGTTGCCGTTCCTTTTGGATAGAACCACCAGATTTCACCCCAACGAGTAATCTTGGTAGCCCAAACTTTTTGACGTTGGGTAATGTTGATGTTGTCAAAGAAGTAGTTTTGGTTAACGGTATTGGGTATTTCCTGGACCACACCGTTGTAATAAAAGAACCGATCCACTCCAACCCAATAATAAATTCCGTCATATTCCACAACAGAGTTGGACGACATGATGGTGGTTGAGGTGGAGATAATGTCATACCGCCAGTACAGCGTAGAAGTGCCTACAGTCTGCGGAGAATAGGTCACCCTGGTCAACTGATCCAAAGACCAGAAAAGCCCCGCAGGCGATGTTGTACCGCCCCGTAGAGGCATTCCCTTGACTACTTTTGTTCCAGATACGTTGTTGGCGTTGGAGTCGCTAGATACCCAGTTGGTAAAGTCACCCGCCGCACAGTTTTGAATCAAACCATTGTTTCCATAAACAAACAGATACGGGTAGAGCATACATGCCCCACCACTTACCGATATGTTGTTGCTAAAAGTAAAAGTAACTGGAGATGTGCCTGTAATGGCGTTGTTAACAGTGACTGTGGTCGTACCAGAGGCTACCGTTACAGCCGTTACAACTGTACCCGCAGACACCCCAGTGCCAGTAACAGTCTGATTGACGCCTATCCTATAGTTACTTGAGGAAATAACAATAGTCGTATTGGTTGGCGTGCCAGGCGTACCAGTAACTGAGAACACACCAACCTGACTAAGCGCGGAGTAAGGAAAAGTACCACCTAAAACTGGCGTGTTGGTTGTATTGTCAATGTTGGTTAGATTCAGACCTGGATGGGCAATCAGATTTAAAGCGCCACTACCATTTGGATCATATCCAATATCAAACTGCCAAAGATTATTGGCATCAGCAGTAAAGTTGTTTAGCGTAATGGATGTTGGACCAAAACCCACGCCATCATCATTATCTGTTTGCCAAGCTTGAAGGGTGCTTTGACCGCCTGAGTAGACATAATTCAAGCCGTTTTGAGATTGCATGACCATGCCACGGCTAATCTCTGGCGCGTTTAAAAATATTGCTTTGTAGCCGCCCATCTTTCTGGGTAAAGCGCGTTGAAAACGAACCCACTGACCATCCACAAATAGTGGAGAGGCAAGCTGAGTCCCGTCTCGCTGAATACCAGACTTGATGGCTAAAAGCGCTACTTTTAAGGTCAAAATCCACCTCCAAGAATGCCAACACTAGCTTGAATGCCAGAGCTAGTAATCAACATGCTGAGCGTTCCACCCAAGGTAAAACCAATTTGATTTGATGCAGGCAAGTACATACCAGTCGTCAAATTACCCGCAAATGTTATGGATGGTGCTCCAACAGATCCTACGGGAAAAGCAGTTGTACTTACCGATCCACTGGTCACACTGTTGGCGTTATAGACGTTTGTACCGTCACAAATTGCCATAACAGTTGTGCCTTGATTAACGACAATTGTTGATCCACCAGATACAGACGTTTTAAAAGTTAATGTATATGATCCAGTCGTATTGTTGGTAAACGAATAAAGTTGAACTGTACTTGGAACAATCACAGTTGTATTGGCTGTCAATACGCCCGTGTATTCTTGAATCGTATTTGCACCCTGTGTTGAGGACAAAGTGTAGGTATACGGGCTACTTAAACCTGTCAACGATAAAGCCAGTTGGGTATATGCAAAGCTGTTGGAGCGTCCATATCCAAAGGTGTTATATCCAGTAGATCCGTTAGACACAATAACTAAAGACTCACCCAGTTGAAGCTGTTGAGTAGAATTTCCGTCGATTGTGTCCGTTCCACCAGGATTGAGCGTCAGTATTCCAGTGCCGTTATTCTTAAAAATAACAAACCAATTATTGCCCACCACAGATGCGCTTGGTAGGGTAATAGATCCTACGCCAGAACTCCAGACAAAGAAACTAGCCCTGCTTTGAGCATTCAATGTTGGTGCAGAATAAAGAAGGGTAACGGGGTAGGCGGCATTAAGAGTCGATCCAATCGGCGTTAAACCGTATCCTGCAAGCGTAGAAGCATTAGCCGCAGATGTACCCACACCCATTGCAATACTTGCCCAAGTACCCGCCGCAGTAGTGTTATTTGTGACGTAAAGGTAATAGCAGTTAACGGTAGCTGTAGTGGGCGCTACTGGTATTGAAACGACCGTTGTACCGCCGTTATCAGTAACATTAATTGCATACTGACCAGATGTACCGACGTTACGAATAATAACTGCCTGACCAACCGATACCTGAGAAGCAGGTGGTAGCGCAACAGATAGACCTGAGGCAGTGGCTGTAATCTCGGTGATGTTGGCGGCTACGTTAGTGGAGCTTGTGCCGTTGATGGGCCAGTTTAGTGTGGTGTTGGCGCTTATGGTCAGCGACTCATACGCAACCTGCGAAGGAGATATGGTCTGACCTGTGAATGGATTGGTATATGCTGTCATTATGAATCCCTGGCAATGGTTTGACGATCACCAGTACGCAGATCGTCTTCTTTCTTCAATGTGGCTAAAGCTTTGTCGAACATAGACTGCCAAGTAGGTATCCTTGCGTCGTTCTTTAAGAACGGGGTCATCTGTAGCAAAGTACCAAAAAGCATGGCATTGGGAGCGTTTTGAGTCAGCCAGTTTGTTTGGTTGGTGCTTGAGAGAGGTTGAATGCGCTCATAGAACAATACCTCAAACTGATAGGCTTGATCTGGTGTGGGAGCTAAATACCAGTGGTCGTAATCGTAATCAGCGTAATAAACTGGGGCGGCTGTATTGGTGTTGTTGGGCCAATAACTGGTCAAATATTCGTACTTTCGCAAGTAAATAGGTTGTTTTGCGCCCGTTGCATCAATGTATTTAAGTGATACTGTCTTTCTCCACCGTGCAGGCTTAGCAATAACTGGATTTCCTGCGGTCATGGTCGCTTGTGCAACATTTAACTGACCTAAAGTCTTGATTTCCTGAGCTATTTCATATTCACAAAGGGATATGGATACAGGAACTTGATTAACAACGGCTGTGTCACTCCTCTCTAAGTACTGATAAATCGTACTTACAAGGTTGTCATACGTCATTGTCCAACTGGCGGTTGGAGTTATGGATGAAATGGTCATTAAGCCCCCTAATATACGCCTATTTTAGATAGTATCGGGGCAAATGTCACCCCAGTACCTTCAATGCTTTCTGAGTGAAGTTAATCCGATCCTGCAAACCGAAGTCGCCACCATTAACTCGCTTGGTCAGAGCTACCCAATCTTCGCGCTCAGCTATCTCGTTACATCCGTGGGTCTTCCAAAACCATCCCGCACTCATAGCGGCGTACATCGGATGACCAACTGGATCTGGATTGTTCACAAAATCCTGCCCAACAGACTGTCCAAAGTGCCAGTAATTGTCGTGACCAGTCAACTGAATACATCCACGTCCACGGTACTTCCATCCGTCGCCAGAAGCCTCATCACGGTTACCCATGCGGTTGGCATAAATTCGGTTGGCAATCTTCTGAGCGTTGCCTGCGTAAAGCTCTACCTCACCAGGCTTAAACTTGTGCCCAAAGAGCTTCTCAAGCGTGGGTGCTCGGTAGTTCAGGTTCTCTTCTAGCTTGGTAAAGTGCCCACACTCCTCGGTACACTGACCGATAAATGCGGCTTGCTTCTTAACATCATCCATTCCGAACTTAGCAAAGGTAGCGTTGAGTGGATCAACCCATTCAGCGCCGATACCGAGTTGGTGGAGTTGGTCAGCAGTAATCATTTAACCCCCTTATTGACCATATCTCTTACTTCGTTGTACTGCTTGATGCAGGCATTGAGGGAGATGATGGCTGTGTCTCCGTCTGAGGCGATGTTGACAAGCTCTTTGACAGTCTGTCGCTCAGATTCGGATTCATTGGCTGTATTTCCTGGTTGAGTGGAGGAACCTGAATCGGTTGATAAACCACAGGCGGCTTTAGGTAACCGCAACTTGCCAGAGTCAGCGTCAGCAATAAGACTAGATTTCTTGGTTTGAACATCATTTTTCGCCTTTCTAAGAGCCGTTGTAGCAACAGCCAGTTTTTTAGCGTACTCGGCTTCTGCGGCACGAGCTTCTCCGTTAAGTCTCTCTATCTCAGCCTTGTC